AGCGTACCTAACAACGTACCTGCAGCCTTTCGCGCATGTTATGCGCGGGATCTTAGAATCAGACCCAACTTTGTTTTCTGGCCTATCGGCTGGAAACCAAGCGTGGAATTTCACCAGAGACCTACATGCCCAATTTGGGGACGTGATAGCCTCGAGCGTCTTTGACGCAATTCTCCTAGGAGACTTGGAGAAGTCTACTGACTACATAGAATATGAAGCAGGTAGACTTCACATGGAACATTTCTGGAAAGGATTCGGAGAAGTATCTCCGTACTTCCAGTATGCTCATGAGCTGATCCTTCAACCGTTCTTGATTGAACAGGGATCACACATGGATGTGTCTACCAGGGGAGCCCTTATGGGTCTTCCTGGTACCAAGATTATCTTGCACACCATTTCAAAATCCATAGACATTGGTTCCACCAGGGAACGTCCCAGGACCTTCTTCGAACTCACTGTGAGCACCTGGAGGTGCGCAGGAGACGACGTAGTATCTCTCGGTAAGACCGAGCGTCTTGAACGGTACTACTGGACCGCTAAATCGTACAGGGTTAAACCCTCGGACGATAAGTGGGGAATATACCTCCGAGGAGGAAAATTCTGTGAAAAAGCCATCTATAAAGATGGAAAATTCACGACGGAGCCGGCGCGGCTCCCAGAGTCTTTTTACCAGGACATAGTCCCAGTAAGACTTCTTTCACCAGAGACGAAAGCGTTTTCTGGAGATGAAGACACCAACCCGACTTTCGGGAAGGGGTTTCAATTAGGCAAAGAGCTCCAGTGGTACACTGGGCCTGATGCCAAACGGCGTTATGCCGTGACCGCATTCCTCGAGAATCTCTCCGAGTACGGCGACCACACGATGCTAGCGGGGTTACCTCGCGAGTATGGTGGGTTCGGTCTTTTAGAGCCGAATGAGGACGCAATGTCCCTTATCCTCCCTGAGGAAGTCAAACATGCTTTGGGTTTAACCCAGGCAAGCGATGTTAAAATGAGGAGATTCGGATACCGACTCCTAGCTTTATTAAGGAAACCACTTCTATTAGTTAGAGGGAATCCCTTACCGCTCACATTAACGGATGATCCGATAATGGAACTACTACTGGAGACGTTACCTTTTGTAACAGTCGACCAGGCCTGCGAAGCAGAGGGAAGGAGCTTTGCCCGGTTTGCGGACAGGCTTTCCTTCATAGAGAGGAACGGCTATATTAGCCAGGATTACCTCTCAGCCGTGCAAACGGCGACTCCCTTTTGGGAAATGGCTGAATCGAAAACCTATAAAGGTTGGAAAACGGCCACCATGGAACAAAGGCTCAGAGCCATGTCCATAAGCGCTAAGAAGAGCGGTGCGATAGCACCCCTCGACG